AATGAATGCAACACTGACATCCACACCTAGGGGACTTCGAGGCGTAGACAGAGCCAAGAGCATTGTCTACGGTGTGAAAGTCCTCGGATTCAATTCCCAGAATGGCAGAGTCTATGAACGACAAGCCATTCAAGAAGCCATGCATATGTACAACCAGTGTCCGGTTAACAAGGATCACATCACGGATGCTCCTTCGTTCTCAGACCGAATTGGCTGGCTTTCAAATCCAAGACTGGAAGCGGATGGACTGTACGCCGATTTTCATTACAATCCACACGCAGAGGGAGTGGATTCCTTCCTGTGGTTCGCTGAGAACAATGGACTCGGCGACATCGGCTTTTCACACATGGTTCAGGGAAAATGGACTCTCGATCCGGATGGAACTGAGCGAGTGGTCAGGATTGACCGTGTGAAAAGCGTTGACCTAGTTGCGAACCCAGCGACCACTAAGAACATCTTTGAGTCCGAAGTACCGGACAAAATATCAAGACTTCGTGATGAAGGTTACCCTCAAGACCAAGCGGTTGCCATCGCTCTGGATATGGCCAGAAGAGGCGACATTGGCGAACAACCGGAGAAGAACATGGACGCTACCAAAATGATGCAGGAAGAAAATCCAGTCAAGGAAATGTACAAGGAAGGAGACGACCTTGCCCTTGCCGATGCGACACCCCCAGCTAGTCAGGATTCATCGTCTGCTGCCGAACCGGATATGGAACTGTTCCATAAACTCATGTCTGTTGTCAACGGCGAACAAACAAATGAAGAAAAATGCGGTAAGGTTCTGGAAATGCTCGGCCTCAAAAACGGCATGAGCGAAACCACCGATGTGGCAAACTCCGGCAAGGACTCCGGCGTTCCTGCACAAGCCAAGAAGGCTGATGATGCTGATCCAGCGGATGAGCCAGAAGAAAAGATGGAATCGGTCAACGATATCCAGAAGGAACTGGCTGAACTTCGTGCTTACAAGCACCACAAGGAAAATGAAGAAAAGATCAACTCTTTGTTGACGGAACACAAGCTGGAGGCGACTCCGGTTTTTATTCGCCAGCTTTGTGCTATCGGCGAAGAACTTTGGGCCGAGGCGATTGAAGATCGCAAGAAAGTGGCCCTTGCACGAAACAGCGTGAAACCTGTTAGTTCGGTTGAAATTCGAGGCGAACCGAATTACAAGCAGTTTGTTGAATCTGTCCTCGGAAAGTAAAGCCATCATAAGGAGATAAGACATGGCAATTACTTACAACTACGGCACGACCAATCCTGTGGTGGCTCCTGTTGCCACTGCAAAAGCGATTCAGGTTGGTGACCTAGTGGCTATCGTAAGTGGAAACGCTGTTTCCGCAGCGGACTTCACTTGGGACACCAATCTGGCGACTACCCAAGAAAACTTTGCTGCTGCATTCCTCGGAGTGTCCGGCCAGTTGAAAAGGGCAGACATCGCCAAAGTTTATGGAAACAGCAACGACAACGAAATCCGCATCGATTGCTCCGGTATCTACCAAGGTACTTACACCGGAACCGCACTCGTTGTGGGCGACTTTGTTGGCCCCTCGAATTCTGGAAACGCACTTCTTCCCCAGTCTCTGGTGAAGGTTGCGACCAAAGATTTAGCTATCGGCAGCGTAGTCGAAGCTCTCTCTGGAACCGGCACAGTCAAGTTCCAGTTGTTGTCCACCTTGAACGCTGTGGCTCGCTAACCTCTTTCATTAAGGAGAATGAACATGAAGAGTTTAGGTCTTAAACTGAAGGAGTTTGGCAAGCAGAACGGTGTTGCCAAAACTCGTGAATATCTTTCCGAGGCAATCGCCAAGGGCGATATTCAACCCAACAGGCTTTCCATTCGTGGTCTGGCCGAAGGCATCATTGGCGAACAATGGGCCGAAACCATGCATCGCTTCAATGGCCCAGAACGAATGTTCATGGAATCCACCGAAGCGGTTGATGCGTCCAACTTCGCAGCAATCACCGGCCAGATTCTGATCACCACCGTCAAGGAAAAGTTCAAGCTCGCCAACTTCATTGGCGACAGCCTTGTAAACACGATTCCTGCCGGTCAGAACCTGAGTCAGGAACTGATTCCTTGGTTGTCCGACACCACCAGCGGTTCTGAAACCGTTGAACAGGGTATGCCTTATCCTGAAACTCGATTTGTTGGTAACTACATCAAGTTGCCAGCGATTGAGAAGGTGGGTCGTATCTGTGCAGTAACCGCCGAAATGATTTACGCTGACAAGACCTCACAGGCTCTTGCGTCCGCTGAATCGGTTGGCACCTACTGCGGTCTGGCCAAGGAAGAACGCATCCTGAAGACCGTCATGGGCATCAGCGGTAGCTATGTCTACGGCAAGGCTTCGGGTGGCGAAGTTTCCCTGTCCACCTACAGTGCTTCGGGCGGTCAGTCTGGCCTCGACTATGGTTTCATCAACCAGGTTGACAGCTATGCACTGTCCAACTGGGCATCCATCAACACCCTAGAACAATTGTTCTATAACATGAAAGACCCAAATACTGGCAAACCAATCCAGATATTTGAGCCGGGTGGAATGCAGATGCTGGTAATGCCATTCCAGAAGTACGCTGCTTCTAGAATTCTCAATCCCGCAACCACCACCAAGAATGGCCCCTACGCCACCTCTGGTGATGTTGAACAGTTGGAAAGTCCAAATCCTCTGGACAACAATTACGGACTCATGACTTCTGCTCATGCCCGTGCATTGTTGATCTCCAGTGGTGTAACAGCTTCCACCGCTGACAAGTATGTATGGCTCGGCAACTTCAAGAAGGCTTTCGTATGGCGTGAAGCCAAGCCTCTGGAAGTTGTTCAGGCTCCAGCCAACAACTGGGCAGAATTCAACCAAGACATCGCTGTTGCGATCAAGGCTTCTTGGTGGGGTGCTGCCGGTGTTATGGATCCACGATTCGTTGTTCGTGGCGTTCCTGCTTAATAACCACAAACGCCGGGGTGGGATTTTCCCACCTCGGCATTTTTAACCCAAGGTGACTATGCCAACACCAGCAGAAAACCTGATCACGATTCGGGACAACTACATCAACGCATTAGTTGCCGACTCCGCAAACCCTCAACCTTCCTATAGCTGGGAGGGCGTTGCCGTTTCGAGAACGGAATGGAGACAGCAGACACTGCAACATATCACACAGGTGAACAAGCTGTTGACCTATGTTGCCCCACAGGAATTCAGAACCCAGTTCATGTAATGCCAACTATTGATCTATCACAGAACTACCAGATCATGGATAACCCAGAAACCGCCGTTCTGGTCAATCCGGGTGGTTCACAGGTGTCCACAAACTATGCCTTCCGAAGGCAGGGAACACTGGCTTACATGGATCAGAATGGAGTCGCCAAACTGGAAACGATTACCAGGTGGCTGATATTCAAGACGAATGTGCATCCATGGGTTCCAGAGATTAACTGCAAGATTACATCCGGTGGTGAAGAGTTCTATGTGAACTCCATCGATGCGGTGGCGATGGATAGTTATTATGTCCTTCAGTCCTCGAAGGTGATGTAATGGCAAACAAGCCAAAACTAATCCAGAGAAACAGGCCAACGGTGGCAGAACAGTCACCGTATGGTTCGTCACCGAATGATGACCGATGGACAGTAATCATCGATGGGGTTGCCAGTTCCCTTACTGCTGCCGGATTCACCGTCTACAAGCGAAAGACGGCGATGATCACGGAATCCGATGTGTTTCCATCCGTCATTGTTTCTCCATCGGAAGAAGGAGAAATCACGGGTCAAATGGCCCTTGATGGATGGACGGAATTCAAGTACATGGTGAAGGTCTACTACATCCAAAAGTACAACCGTGACCTGACTTATGAGTCCCAATTGACTCGTTATGATATTCGAAAAGCGATCTATAAACTGGCTAATGTTTCTGGTATGCTCAGTCCTACGAGCGTGGATGTGAGGGGAATTCCTCCGTTCAATGTGGACAATCCAGTCTCGACTTGGAAAGTCACTGGATTCCGACTCACTTATGGCTTTTTTGAACAAGGAGATATCTAATGCCTCGATCATCCGGCCCATTCATAACAGGCAAGGTTGGTTTTATCGGAATCGTGGACATGGGTGGTGCTGCACCAACCGTTTCCCTTCCAGCCACCAACATTACCATTTCCGCTAAAGCCGATGTACCTGATGTCAGCAATGTGGACTCAGGTGGTTTCGTGGAAACCGTTGTTGGTGTTCGCTCCGCTGAAATCAGTTGCGATGTGTCTTATGATCCAGCCCAGTTCAGCGGTTTCTATGCTGGACAAAAGGTCGATGTGTACATTGCACCCACCGGAAACAATCCCGCTGGTGCAGGATCGGAATATCCAACCTCATCGCTTTCCTTCATCTTCCCATACGGAACGATCACCAATGTGAGCTATAATGTTGCCGTCAAGGATGCCCAGAAGGTCTCCCTGACCATCAAGTCCAATGGTGCTTACCAATTCATGTCCACGCCTTCTTAAGGAGATAGCAATGGCTTATTTAGCAGGAAAGTTAGGCAGCATTGGCATCAACGGAACAGCCGTCCCTGCCAGCGATTTTACCGTCACAACTACCTCGGATACTCCAGACACCACCAATTTTTTTGATGGTGGGTTCGAGTCCCATGCCGTTGGTATGTGGAGTGGTGAGATCAGTTTCAATGTCATGTTTGCCGGAGTGGCTTATCCGGACGAAGGGGACATCATTACCGTCAACATCCTTGCCTATACTGGTGGCCCTTCGGTGACATTTGCCAATTGCAGGATCACATCATTGGAATGGACTAATGATGCAAAGGATGTCCAGAAACTGAAAATCACCGTTCAGACCTCTGGAGCATTTTCGTTTACGGTTTAAGAAAGAAAAGAGGAAGCAATGTCCAATGGCGTTTCCGAATTGCTCAATGTTCCTGGCGAAGGTTCATTGAGCATTCAGTTCAATGGCAAGACCTACACTGCTGGATTGATTACCCAGAAGGTGAAGGCTGACTTTGAAAAACGAATGGAAAAGAAGGCACTCGATGCCATCTTCAGGGTCAAGGAACACCTTGATCCTGTGGAATTTCGTGAGGCGATCTCTGGTGTGACCAGAGATATCGCAGCGGGTGTGTACTCTTTTGGAAGCGAAAGAAGCATTCAGTCTCTTTCCACTCCCTCTGGAACCTGTGCCTTTGCCTCCATCCTGTTCAATGTTCCGGAATCGGAAATTGAACAACTAGTCATGTCAAAGCCTGACGAATTCAAGATCGTCATGGATTTGGTCAGGGAGAAATCCTACCCAAACGCACTGAAGGCGAGTCAGGTTCAGCCATAAGGCATAATGACCCGATAGACCCGCCGGAATTGCGAAACTTTTACGCCAATCTCATGGACAAGCCGTATCTGCTTCGTCCATGGGAAATTGAGCGTTTAACCGACAAACAAATCATTGAACTTTACTACCGAAAAAGGGACAATAAGGGCGTTCCTGTTTCCTATGAGCAGCAGGAACACGAATGGAAGCACAGGACAGCGAAGGATCAGAAGGTTATTAAGCGAAAGGAACTTGAGGCATTAATCCGTATGGGTTCGGCTTTGGGTGCTAATGTCAATGACCTTAGGAAGCAGTTCATTGACAAGTATGGCGACCCATACCAAGAGGATTAGACATGAGCAGCGATGGAATCATCATTGACGACAGTTCCGCTATGGCTTCCAATCTTGTTGCTGCCGTAGAAGGAATTTCAAATGCCGTAAGTTCATCAAGTGTCAGTTTTAATGCATCATTTGATAGTCTTGCTAAAGAATTCCAGACTGGTAATTTGAAGATTGTTGATGCCATCAAGGTGATGCAATCTGATCTCAGCAAGGCTTTAAATGATGTAAAAATAAATATCACCAACAATTACAAACTTGCCCAAGAAGCCAAAAAGAAAACAAAAAAAACTCCATCGACTGATGAAGAGAAAATGGCAAAACTTGCCAAAGGGTTAGGTGATGTTTTTGCTGTCACTTTTGGACAAGTAGAATCCATCAAGAAAAGCACAAAGAAAAAAGA